ATGTTTTTTAAATTCATAACTTCAAAAAGATAAAAAAATGGCAAAAGAAGATTATCAGACATCTACAGTAGATGGTGCAGCGGGATGGGCAAGATGCCACGCTGAACCAGACTACGATGACAGACCCTCACCGTGGGAACTTAACGACTGGCCTGACGAAGAAGCAACTGACTATGATGATTATGACAGATGTAACTGTTCAGATCCCGGATGCCCATGCGGAGGGGTTAAAAGAGGAGGTGTGTGATGAAAGTAGAAATGGCATTCACACTAACAGTCGATGTTCCTACCGAGGACTTTGACGAAGCCGAATCGCTGGCACAGGACAAGGCAATAGCTATCATCGCTCAGACAGAGGACGCTACCGGCTACCGGCTTAAATACCGGCCCACGGCTTTATCCTTCTCTCCTGAGATTGATGTGCAGATGAAGAAACTTTTTGACGCTAATTAAATAAACAGACAAAAATGAAAAAAGTACCCTCAATAATCGCACTAATCGTATTTATTGGCATGGCAATATTTTATGCTACCCAAAAAGATATTTACTGGGAAGCCCTTTGGATAATGATGTCAATCATGCAAATGATTATACTGATTGCTATCACTCTCAAAGAAATTATTGAAGATAATCAATAAGACAATGAAAGTAGAAATGGCATTCACACTAACAGTCGACGTCCCGACTTCAGACTTTGACGAAGCCGAATCACTGGCACAGGACAAGGCAATAGCTATCATCATTCAGACAATGGACGCTACCGGCTATCGGCTGAAATACCAGCCAACGGCATTATCCTTCGCACCTGAGATTGATGTTCAGATGAAGAAACTTTTTGACGCTAATTAAATAAACAGACAATGGAAAAATCAGAATCAATCAAAGAACTCGCCAACGCCCTGTGCAAATTCCAGGCAGAGGTTGAGAAGATTAAAAAAGGAGCGACAAACCCTTTCTTTAAATCTAAGTACGCTACCCTTGCCGACATCCTTGATGTCATCCGGCAACCACTCGCAAATAATGGACTCTCATTCGTGCAGTTTCCTAAAGGTGTTCACAGCCTTGAGACAATGCTTATGCACACTTCAGGTGAATACCTTGCGGAGAGCTACGAAATGAGGCCTACAAAAGACGATCCTCAAGGAGCGGGTTCTGTTATCACCTATCAGAGAAGATACGCCCTGGGGGCTGTATTAGGCCTCAACATTGACGAAGATGACGATGCAAACAAAGCCTCACAGCCGGTAAAAGCAAAAGAAACACCTATACAAAAAGACCTACTTACTCCCGACCATGTAAACTGGGATAAGGCGGTTAAGTATGTATCAGACGGGGGAAACATAACAGACCTCACAAAGAAATACATTATCGACAGCAAGACTGAAAAACTATTAATTAACGCGGTAATACAATGAGTAAACTACTATTAGGCAAAATCAATCTTTCAAAGATTGACAAAGAGAAACTCTTTAAAGGAGAAAAAGGAATATGGATGGATGTTACCATTTGGATTAACGACGCCCCGGATAAGTTCGGCAATGATATGTCGATTGAGCAGTCAGTTGATAAGGGCGAAGATAAAATCTATATCGGGAGTGCAAAGTACTACACCCCGAAAGAACCGGTACCAGCAACAAGTGAAGACGTTAGTGATTTACCTTTTTAAAAAAACAGAATTATGGAAACAGCACTTTCAACCCTCTCGATTCTTCCCTCAAACAGGGATCAGATCAAATCATTTTCCAGACAACTAAAGAATGAAATCTTAGCGGGCAATGAAGATCCGCTCAAGGCACTTGTCCAGTTGAAGTTTATCGAGAAACTTATTGAAGACATCCTAAAAGATGAAGAACTGGACCGCCTCTTTGTTAAGGAACTTCAGCTATACGGCAAAGAAAAAGTTGTTGAGATTGCCGGGGCGAAGTTGATGCAGACAGAGGTAGGCACACGGTACGATTACGAAGCCTCTGGCGACCCGAAGTGGTTTGACCTGAAGAAACAGTCAACCGAGGTATCAGAACGCCTTAAAGAGCGTGAGAAGTTCCTTCAGACGATCCCTTATGACCAGGGAGTTGTTGACCCTGACACGGGGGTGTTCATTACCCGGCCTCCAAAGACAAGTAAAACAAAAGTCAAGTGTGTCCTCTGATGAAACTTGAGCATATAGGCATAAAGGAAGACGGGGAAGCCTTTCGGATAATTAACAGGGCACTTCTTGATAAGGAGCTGACTGAGTTACCGAAGGGCAAGTACCGTCTTGTCATTGAAAGGTACCGCAAGAAGAAGTCAAACCCTCAACTTGGGTATTTATATGCGTGCATCTATCCTTTTGTTCTGAAGGGATTGAATGACTTAGGCTGGGAGTTTACAAGTCTGGATCAAGTCGATGTTGAGTGTAAAAGACGCTTTGCCTCACAGGAGATATTGAACCGGCACACGGGGGAGATAATGGAGATACCCGCCCTAAAAAGGGATATGACTACTGTTGAGATGATGACTTATGTTGATGCCATAAGAAATTGGGCAAGCGAATACCTGAGTGTTTACATCCCTGAACCGGGGGAAAATTTAAAGCTGTTTGATTAATGCAGAAACACACTAAAATTTACCTAACCCATTTTGACTATGGAGAAACAGATTACATATTATGTGAGTGCTGCCACCGGCAGGCAGTGGATATTCACCACATCCGGGGGCGGGGCAAGGGCAAGGACGTTATTGAAAATCTTTGTGCTTTGTGCAGGCGATGTCATGAAAAGGCTCATAACGGGGAATTATCAAAAGGGGAAATACAATATATCCATAATAACTTCCTGTCAGGGAATAGAAAAAAGTTTTTGAAATGAGTACTATAGGTATTAAAAAGGGGAAATACGTGTTAACTGATGGGCTTTGTTATTTAGAATGAAAATAAATAACACAATTGTGTGAAAATAATTACTAAAATATTTGCATATATCACACAAATGTGTTATCTTTACTTCATCAAATAACAATTAAAACATAAACAAAATGGCAACTTTAACAATTATCGAAAAAACAAACAACGCTGGCGAACCTGTAAAACATGGTGCAACTTTAGTAGTTGATAGTGAAAAACTAATAGGCGTTGCAACAAAGAGCCTATATGTAAGAAAAGGCTTTAAAAATGGTACTTTATTTTTAAGCCAAAGAGGCAACGGCGAAAACGGTGCTGGCGACATTTGCAAAATAAATGAAGATGCTGAATTTGAAGTAAACAGCAAATTGTTTGACAGGCTTAAAGTTTACGCAGAAAAAGCAAATGCAGTTAAATAATGGAAACTAAAGATTTAATCAACTGGGGCGAATTGAGTCGGATGCTTTCCGGCTCACGCCAAACAGTTCGAAAAAACAAAATACCTAAGATTCATCAGCCTTTTATAGATGATTTGATAAAAGCGATGGACAAAGTAATTAAAAAACGAACTGACAACGAAGCGGGTCTTTAGCCTTGCACATAACGGATGGTGGTAAAAAATCGTTTTAATGTTTTTTACCACGTGTTATACGCTGGCACGGTTGATTAAACGATAAACTTAAATTGAAACACAAAACAAAATTTTTATTAAAATGAGCGAGGGCAAAAAAGAAATATTATTAGGTGATTGTTTGGAACTTATGAAGGACATACCAAACGGAAGTATTGATATGATACTTTGCGATTTGCCTTACGGAACGACAAATTGTAAATGGGATATTATTATTCCATTTGAGAAATTATGGGAACAATATTACAGAATCACAAAACCAAATGCAGCTATTGTTTTGTTTTCAACACAACCATTTACGACTGCTTTAATATCTTCAAATATGAAAGATTTTAGATACAGTTTGATTTGGGATAAAATAAGGGCTGCTGGGTTTCTAAATGCAAATAGAATGCCATTAAAACAACACGAGGATATTAATGTATTTTATAAAATGCAGCCAACTTACAACCCACAAAAATACATTGATAAGCCATACGACAAAACAAAATACAACGGGAATAAATTGGATAAAAATGTATTGGGTGCTTACACTTCGCAAAGTTCAAAAAACGAAGGTGAGCGTTTCCCGAAATCAATATTAACTTTTTCACAGAATTGGAGAAGACAAGACCAAATACACCCAACTCAAAAACCTGTTGATTTATTAAGGTGGCTTGTTAGGACTTACACAAACGAAGGTGAATTGGTTTTGGATAACACCGCAGGAAGTGGAAGCACCGCAGAAGCCTGTTTGGAAGAAAACAGACAATTTATAGTAATAGAAAAAGAACAAAAGTATTACGATATTATTTTAAAGAGGGTGGCAGATTTTAATAAAAAATTTGAACAGCAAACTCTCTTTGGAAACGAAATGTAGTGCTTGCGTATAACGGACGGGTATAAGACCAGTAGCGGAT